AATAACACGACCCTGAGCATGAAAGTCACCCATCTCCTGCTTAATACAGTCGAGGACTTGCTCCTGCACGGGCGCCTTCATGACAAACATAGCCTTCATGCTAAACAGAAATGTGAGTGAGTGATCAAACTTGAGGCACCTTACTTGGTAGGTACGCTACAAAATGGCGGCGAGCAATGCACAGCTGTATTAATATAAATTATAATTTTCTATGGATATATTATCATGCAAAACGACAATATATACTTCACTGTAAAGAAACGTACAGAAGCATCAAATGATAGAAAAGCAAGAGTGTTTAAGCCAAAGCGAGTCGCTCAGAAAAGACTCAACCCAGAAGAAAGAAAACTAGCAGCTGTGGAAAGAAAAAGAGAAATTCTAAAAGAAGCAAGAGAACCAATATATCCTTTCGACATAGCGGCTCAGCCAGCACCTGCAATACCAATAAAAAGAGCACAGCCACTGGCAGCACAACAGCCAGTTAAAGTAGTGCAAGAGATTATTAAAGAAGTACCCAAGCCAGCACCGGAGCCAGCACCGCAAGCACCGCAACGAAGGCTGACAAAACGTGGACTAACATATGAGCAAATAAAAAATGGAGTTGAGGAAGGTAGAATAATAGCACCTCATTTAAAGAAAATGTTAAAGGAGGAAGGGCTATCAGCTCCCAATGGTGAAACAGTCAAAGCTAAATTAGACAAGCTCAAGGCCCATTTAGAGCCTCAAGGGAAAGGATTTATATTCAGAGATGCAGTTCATGCAAAAATGCATGGGGGTGCTCTGGGACATGCTATTGTGCAGAAGGTTGCAAATAAAATGATTACAGCGTTAAGAAAACATGACCCACAGAATCCAGCAATAGCAAAGTTCAAGAAATTAAAACAAGATTCGATGAATGCTGTGAAGGCAGGAGGATTGCATGATGACTTTAAGAAATGGTTCGGTAAAAAGATATTGAACCATACAATAGGAGCATGGTGGCGACATCATTTCCCCGCCAAACCAGCACTGGGGAGAGGAGGAAAGTTGAAAGGAGGGTCCTTTACGAGCATGTTTAATAACTTCAGTAACGGTTTATTCAAGGGGCTCACTCTTGGACTAGTCGATATTTAATTCTTTTCAAAGAACTCATCGATGTCATTGAGTCCAACAAGAGTCAGCATAACAACCAGATTATCTGAAGTTAAATAAGCATCTTTGTTTGTGTAGAACAGATGTTGAAAGTCCATATCATTAATTGCTTTGAGTAATAGTCTCAAGCATGACCATCTACCACACGTCTCTACAGATGAATTCTTAGATTGATAATCATGTGTCGACCAAACAATAGGTCGTCCATCTGATTCTATGAGGTGAGTTAAGTAGAGAGGAAATTGTTCATCGTAAGGAGTTAATCCATGGGTGATCGGAGCATCATATTTGAACCCGTAACTGTCTTGAAAGTGGATCCGTCCTTTCCTAATGAAGCAGCATACAAAGTGTCCTGTTGTAACATTGGATGTTTGATAGAGGAGAACAAAATAACCCTCCTTACCCAGCACCTGATTGAGGTCTTGGTAATTTTTCAAATTCGAATACAAGATTGGACCTTTGCCAATGAGCTTTACGATATCTTGGCCAGACAAATCTGTTCCTTTAAAATAGTTCACTAATCTTTCTATTGACATTATGTATATTATAAATACACATAATTTATAACTTTAAAATAAAACATGGCGAGCTAGCCCAAGAGCAGTATCTGCTCCACTTTTGAAATCATCCCAGAAGTTTCCCCCGGATGCAGTCATTGTTGGAGTAACAATATTTCCACCTTGAGCTTTTTTCGCGCAAGCTTTCTTAGCGGGCTTTTTAGCATCTAGCCCAAGGCCAAATAGATGTCCGAAGGGAATTATGTCCCCGAGGATGCTACCGCCTTCAGCCTTCTTTCCGCGTGCTTTCTTAGCCATAGGTGCAGGTTTTGCAGCAGGCATCGCAGCAGGCATTTTCTTGCCTTCACGATAAAGTTTTGCACAAGCTCGAATCCTATCCTTTGGGGGAAGGTTTTTGAACTTGCCGATGTTGTCTTTAACAAACATTTGATATGCTGATGGCATGGTTTAATATATATTATACTAAGAAAATTATTTCACTCACGCAGCTGTGAATACACCTCCGCGTGACTTGTTCAAATACCCGCTCGCTGCTTTGAGAGCTGCTTGGCCTGTATCTGATCGCAATCCATCAGCGACTGTACCCAATACGGATTTGAATTTAGAGAACAATGACCCAGCTTTGATAGTTGGTTTGAATGTTTCTGTAGATGCCATGGAGCCGTTCTTTGGAGCAGAGCGTACAAGCGCATCGATTTCACTTCTTGAGAGCTCTCCAGTATTGAAGTTGCATCCGTCGGGAGTGATGTTTGCAGTGCCTGCATAGACCACTACGACCATCAATTCAAGCTGTTGAGCATTGTTATTATAGGGTCCTGCACCAGCATACAATATGTTATTAGCATTGAATGTAGCATTAACTTGGAAGTTAACAGAGCCACTCTCGCCTGGTAAAACGTCGCCCGCGCTGACGTCCACACCCAAATCTGTTCGATTTCTACCCTATATCTCTATAGGGACTAGACTGTATCTTAAGCCATCTGGGATTGATTAGATCCGTAATAGATGACCAACACCCGTTCAGTCGTTGAATAGCAAGCATATCCTATCATAACGGACTTAGCTTGTCGTACTGCGGATTGCCCAATTCCTAAAACTATTACCATCGGGTTCGGCTATTAACCGAGATCCTCTTTATTATTTCTAATAAAAAGTGGTGTTTAGGACTCTAAGGGGTTTCCCGCAACAAGGAGTTTCGCCAGCACTTAATTAATAAGCAGTGACTAGGAAGTTAGAACCTTTTACGTCTTCCTTTTGCCAGCACAAATCTACTGGATCGATGATTAATAATCCGCCACTTCCGTACATCCAGTCGAAATATGTGCCACGATAGCCATTCTTTTTGGACATGCGAAACAGTGTCTTATTTGAGGCGCTCGCAAGAAGGCCCGTGCGTGTCCCAATTGATATGCTAAGACCTGCTGTCCCGTCTTGGTTACCCAATGATATAAATGAATCCGCTTGAGCAGATGGTGCAGCGGCAGCACGTGCACTTATGGGAGGGCGTGCAAAGATATATATTCTCTCTGGCAGAGAACTCAAACGAAGAGTATCTGTGTTGAGTTGGAAAGGAGTAGTTACAGTAAGGTTATATCCAGAGCCATTGTTCTTTGGGAAATATACGATATTTTCATATGGAAGGGTTGTAACACGTGGAATGGACACTAAATCAGGGTTCAATTGCATATATGTGAGCTCCAATCTTGGATTTGTAATAGTGCATGTGACAGCAGTTGCAGGAGCAACTGTTTGATTTGCATATTCAATCATATCTAACAAACTTGAATAATTAAATTGCAATGACATTGTGTTTATGTTTGAGAGCCATACCTCATCGTCATATATGGTGAAGGGGCTTATGAGTATACTTTCCGAAATATCAAATAAATAGGTCGCAATATTAGCTGCCATAGTTACAGATGTAGCTTGAAATGAACCACGAGTTGCGCCATCTGAGTTTGTAGCAGATGAAAAGACCTGATTGGAATGACCACTTGCAACACCTGCACCACCATATGTTCCATCCACACAGTTACCAAAATATGCCTGGTTATCGGCCATGGCAGGGCATTCCAAAGCCTGTTGTTTGATCCATCCATATGGCAGTGTTCTTTGCAAAGCAGACAATGTTTGTTGAGCATTGAGGGTTGTGGTTGCACCGTTGATAATTACTTGCACGTTGTTGCAACAAGATTGCATAGGGAAAGCACGCAATACAGTGTTAATAACAGCATTGGATGCAGCGTTACCAGGGGTTGTACCTCCAATTATATTTCCTAAGGGAGCAGGCATCACAGGTGATGCACCAGTAGCCACAGATTGATCGCATCGCACTGCCAATTGATATCTTACGCGCACGTTACGTGATACTATCGTGTTTTGGTAGTTAGGAACGACTATGTTGTTGAAGGTTATTTGTGTCGGAAATGATGATCCGTCAGCATTAATTTCGAACACATTGATGTTCTGCCCTGAGATTTTGACTAAGCCCACAGTGTTTTTAGAGACATTGGCCCTGTTATCCAACATGAGTTGAAGATCGGTTCTATTCGAAGACATTCTTATAATAGAGCTGAAGAAAATAAATTATAGTCCTACGTAGTTAACTTAGAATTTTTTCACGAATTGCAATTTGGCCGTGAAGTTTGTCCCTGGATTCAATAGTAATTGATATTGACTGAAATCTAAGTATGAATAGTTAATGTTCAATTGTACACGTTGTAATCCTAGATTTGATGTCATGAAATAACTTCTCAAAAAGTTGGGTTGATAATAGAGCACTTGGCCAACGTTTTCAATGAATGTCTCCGTTGGAACATCCACGTCTGTTATAATCTGAGTGGTTTGATTGAGTCCAACGAATGCACCTGTGACATATATTGTGTCGGATAGGAACAAAATCTTATCGAGCTGATTGAATAAATATATTGACTTTGCTGATTGGGTCCAGCTGGTGCTAGACAATGGAATAAGTAATTGATTTAAGGTTGATGTGCTATCATAGGCAGATGGATAGGCAACAATAGAAAGCAAACCTGTGTTAAATTCTATACCATTCCCATTTGTGGCGAATGCAGTTTCATAATTCAATGTGCATAAACCTGTTGCATAATCCAAAGTAATTGTTGGTGGATCCAAACTGGTCGAAGCCTGTTGATTTAAGCTTATTGTAGCTGCTACAAAGGCAGCGTTAATGGCTTCTATGAGCACCGACATGTAGTAAATAGAGGCAGGACCCGCATCAATGTCTTGCCCAGACTTGGCAAAGATATCATAGACACCTGTTAGAGGTTGAGTCCAATTTTGAGTGAATGTCAATGCGGAATAACTTATTAAATTGTTATTAAATTGATTTGCGACTAGATATTCTTCAGAAACATCATTCTTAGCTATACTTGCAATATTTCCAGAAAACAAAACACTGTTGACTAATGTTTGAGAGCTAATTGTGTAGCAATCCGCTTTAGCGTCTATCACTTCTGGATTTGTTAATGCACATGTGGCAAGATAATTATATGTAGCTGTAAGTTGTGTTATCCTTGCAAAGGTAACGGAATTGGTTGAACTATTCCACGTACCTTTATAGATTAAGTTATCAAATGATCCTATTGCATATAATGTATTAGGTGATGTTCGAGATACAGCAACAGATGCCAGTGTGAAGGCAGATGTATTGACTTGTTCCCAAACTGGTGTATAGCCCATTGAACTATCAAATAAATAACTAGCTGGGGTTAATGTATTTACAACTGGAATATTGGTAACAGGGAATGTCGATGAGTTTGCTATATAATTTTGTGATTGATACAATATAACACCATGGTTATAGACAAAAGTATTGACATTCCAAGTTAGTATATATACCTGTCCAAAAGTTGCATTACATCCGATAGATGCTATCTGATCATTTCCGCTTCCTGCTGTTCCCGTGTAAACATTTTGATTGTATGAAATTGCACTAAATCCTGAGTTGAATGCAATGGCTTGAACAATACCTGTGAAACTTCCATTCAAACCGGCTAAAAAGCACATAGCTGAACCGTGTGAAGTATCATTTGGATTGCAACAACTATAAAACACACCACCACCAAAAGTACTGTTTAAGTTCGTGTCAAAGACGTGAGTCATGGCAAGCGTCAAATAATTATAAACATAAGCACGATTGGCTGTACTTAATATCAAAACATGTGTCTGATCTCCTAAATCAGTTGCATCGATACAAGTATCTGCATGCAACAAATTAATTGATAGGGATACCAAAGTTCCACTTGTTGTATATATACCTACATATTGATTTCCTGTAATAAGTAAATCTGTCCCACCAGATGTTACTATTGACTTAATGGCTAAAATACTTGTTCCAACTGCTGTAGCTGTGAAACTACCTCCTGTTGTTGAATAATCGACAGCATTACATTCAGTTACAAGTCCTGCTGATGATGCCAAGTAATAGAATGCACCAATATGAGCCATCCCGACCCCTGCTGATGGACAGGTATAATTTCTTATTTCCATCTGTTCAACAACTTTTGACGAGTTTGGAAACCACAACCCATTCAGTTGACAATTAGTACCATTTACGGTATAGAAATTTTGAGGGGCAACTGGATATTTTGATACATATAAACTATTATCACTGTCAACACCGAATATATTGTTAGTTGAAATTTGATAATCCATGTTGATAAATGTTGTTACTCCAGTAGGTGAAAACGGCGAACCCGCTAGATACCAAGTATTTGGTGGCGATGTTGCGCCGTTATAATTCCAGACTAATAGGTCATTGCTTATATCCATCGCATATAATCCATTATTTTTATTTGACATTAGACATCCATTTTGCAATGTAGAAACGCTATTAGCAATTGACATTGCTTGAGGATATGTACTTGCTGGGAATTGTGCAACATGAGTGTAACTATCTGCTCCAATTCCGAATGAATATCCTGAAGCAACAATTGCAGATGCTGACTCCATTGTCTCCCCAGAGGATAATTGAGTTAGAGCAATAGCATCAATGAAGTTAGTGCTTGTTCCAATCAACTGGTCATAGGATTCATTCAAGTCAACGACCGCGAAGGTGCCTGCTGTTCCACATATCTGCGCTGTTGTTTGTAGTTGGGTGACTGCCAATGTACTATCGGATATTGCAACATATTGTGCATTATATATGGTTATCTTGTTTGAGTTGTACCCAACAATGATAGTGCCATCAGCAACACAGAAGAGCAAGTTAGATAATGGGGCTCCTGCAAAGTTTGTCGTCAATGCTGCTACTTGTGTAAGGATCACATTGGTCCTGCTGTTTTGATTTGAGAATGCATAAACTGTTGGAACTGGGCTCTCATCTGTGACATAGACATTCTGACCTCTATCGATATAAATATGCATAATCTTTATGAATGGGATGGCAGCAAATAGAGAAAGACTTTCACTGCAAATAAACAATGTATCTGCAAGAGCGGGGGACACATTTGAACCGGCGATGTAAAAGTTTTGAAAGTCATCTATTAAGTATTGTTGAGGAAATAGGCACACACTTGCAATGTTAACAGTACTTAGACTTGTTAACGCACTGTTCGTATATAAATACTTCGTGATAGTTGTCGAACCTTGAGGCGCATTCCATACGTAGTTCGATGAATCCTCGGAATTCACCTGTGGGCAATAAGCGTTTGCATAGTACTTTGTGTCACCAACAGTTTCAAACAATCCGATTTCATAGCCCTTAAGGGGTATATTGCTCTGTGTAAGAGGGATCGTAGATAGGTTGATTTTGGCTTTATTAAGCGCGACGGACCAATCATTACTCGTATTTATAAGCGGATACAATAGTGAATCATCGGTCTGGGCGTTGATCTGTGCTGCTGTGCTATTATAAAGTTGCGAATCATAATATCTATTTTCAACTAAGGCTGTATTAGACATGCGATATATGTTATACAGAGAAAATAAATTAATTTAAAGTCCCGACTGTTTTCTCACCAATGAAATAACTGGGATAACTCTTCTTAATCATGACAGACCTTGAATCTGAATCTAATACCAAGTTAGACATTTCCTGATTCAAACCAACATATCCCTTTAGGAGCTTTTCAGCGTGAGCTCGATTCGACCTCGGAAATATGACATAGAATTCGCACTCTAGTAGCTGCGTAACTGCAGGCTTAGTGTTGCCTCCAAGAGCGTTATGAGACACAATAATAGTGGAAACTTCTAGGTGCCTTCCTCGTTCCAATAGCGCAACCTTAGCCCTGTGATATAACCTAGAGTCATCTGCTGTATCCGTATCATCCATGATCACAACGCTGTGAGGTGGTAGATGCTCTATTTGAAAAGGCCCCGCCTCGAAATCCTTTTCATACGTAGAAAGATCTAATCTTACAGGTACAGGCTTTATGTCTTTCAATGCTTTATCATCGAGAACAGGTGACATCAGGAATATGTGCTTGAATTTGTTATATTTTAAGATCTGTGCTACATAGGTTGACTTGCCGCTACCACTGAGGCCCGACACGAACATGCGAAATGTGGGCTGAGTAATGATTGGATGTAATATCACACCTTTGTCATAGTCCAAGTAATGTTTCAAACTTTTCTCAACAAAAATAACAGCATCTTCATATTTACGTTCTAGCTTTGGAGACACAGCTGATCCATCTTTGAAAGCAGCGATCAATGTCTGAATATCTGCACTACGAAGCTTTTTATCTCGACGGCA